GCCTCCTTTTTTTCTAAGTAATGTAATGGCTACTGTATTAGATATATGCAATCTTGCCTTGGCACATTTAGGTGATGATGCAACTATTTCAGCATTAAGTGATGGAACTATTAATGTAACTTCAATACAAGCAGAACAATCTAATAGGTATTATCCAATAGCAAGAGATACCCTGTTAGAAATACATACTTGGAATTTTGCGGCAAAAAGAGCAAGTTTATCAACTGTCACCAATACTGTTGCCCAATGGGAATATGCATATGCAGCACCTGCGGACATGATGACACCGATTGCAATATTATCACCTACAGCGCAAAGTGATTATGCTACAAGAATGTCTACTGGTGATACTCCCGGAGGAATAACATCTAACTATTCTCCGACAATATTAGCTGGACACTATACACCACAACAATTTGCATTAGAAGGAACTTATATTTATACAAATCAGGACAATGCGTTATTAAGATATCAAGCAGAAATAACAGACCCTACAACATTTTCTCCTTTATTTGTTGTTACTCTTTCATGGCAATTGGCAGCGATGTTGGCAGGGCCAATTATAAAAGGAGATCAAGGTAGGGCAGAAGCAAAACGTTGTACCGAAGTAATGCAGGGATATTTAATAACTGCAAAACAACAGGACAATTTACATAGAGATATAAAAGTGGAGCATATAGTACCTTGGACATCTGGGAGGTAATTAATGCCAACTACAAGAACATTTTTTAAATCTTTTAGTGCTGGTGAAATATCACCAGAAATGTTTGGACGTATAGATGATACTAAATATCAACAGGGCGCAGCAACAATGCGTAATTTTGTTGCCAAACCTCAAGGGCCAGCAGTAAACAGGTCAGGTTTTAAATTTGTAAAAGAAGTAAAAGACTCGACAAAAAAAGTAAAATTACTTTCTTTTAGATTTAATGTTGATCAAACTATGGTTATTGAAATGGGTAACCAGTATTTTAGATTTCATACACAAGGTCAAACATTACAATATCCTTCAACTGGTGGAACAGTTTCTGCATGGAGTAATAGTACTAATTATGTAGTTGGTGATTTAGTAACGTATGGCGGTACAAATTATTACGCAAAGACAGCACATAGTAATAGCCAACCACCAAATGCAACAAATTGGTATGCATTACCTGCTGATTTTACATATGAAATACCTTCTTCATATTTAGAAGCAGAGTTGTTTGATATCCAATATGTACAATCTGGAGATGTTTTAACAATAGTGCATCCTAATCATGCACCTGCTGAATTAAGAAGATCATTAAATGCAACTACCAATGATGTTGTTTTTAGTTTAAAAGATATTAGTTTTACAGCACCGATTGCAGCACCGACAAGTTTACAGGTAGAAGCTTATATTCCTAGTTCATCATCTACTAATACAGATACTTTTGAAGACCATACTTATGTAGTTACATCAATGGCAAGTGATGGTATAAGAGAAAGCGAACCACATAGTCCTGTATCTGTGCAAAATAATATTTTTGTTACTGGAGCAAACAATACTATTTTGTGGAATCCGATAAGCACTGCATTAAGATATAGAGTTTATAAAAGACAAGCTGGTCTTTTTGGTTTTATAGGAGAAATAAATCACAGCAGTACAACCCCAGTTAATGCTGCATATGCTACGTCTACCACTAATAACGTTAATACACTTACTATTACTAAAGCAGATCATGGATTTAATACTGGTGATTATGTAGATGTAGTAAACGTCAGTGGTAGCATTGCTGCTGGTAGATTTCTTGTAACTAGAGTAAGCAGCAGTGAAATTTCATATGTAACGTCAAACGATCAAGGAAGTGGTAATTGTACTATTGCTTATGTCCATCAAATTGTAGATAACAACATAGCACCAGATTTTTCTGTAACGCCACCAATATACGACTCTATATTTGACAGCACTAATAATTTTCCGTCTGCCGTTTCTTATTACGAACAACGAAGAGTATTTGCTGGTACTAATAATGAACCGCAAACTATTTTTATGACACGCTCAGGTACTGAAAGTGATATGTCATTTAAATTACCAATACGAGATGATGACCGTATTAAATTTAAAGTTGCTGCTCGTGAAGCAAACAGAATTAAACATATAGTTCCGTTGACACAATTGTTATTTATGACAGAAGCAGCAGAATGGCGTGTTACATCTATTAATAGTGATGCAATAACTCCATCTTCTGTATCGGTAAAACCTCAATCATATATTGGTTCTAATACTACACAGCCAGTTATTGTAAATAACAGCATGGTATATATATCTAGCCGTGGCGGTCATGCACGAGAATTAGGTTATAACTGGCAAGCTAATGGTTTTATTACTGGTGATTTATCAATTCGTGCTGCACATCTGTTTGATGATAATGACATTGTAGATATGGCATTGGCAAAATCACCAACTCCTATTGTATGGATGGTAAATACTACAGGAAAATTAATAGGTCTTACATATGTACCAGAACAGGCAGTTGGCGCATGGCATCAACATGATACTGACGGTTTGTTTGAAAGCGTTACTACAGTTGCAGAAGGTCTTGTAGATGCTGTTTATTGCGTTGTTAAAAGAACTATTAATGGTAATACAAAAAGATTTGTAGAACGTATGGGTACAAGATCTTTTGAAAATCAACGTGATAATTTTTTTGTTGACTCAGGATTAACTTATGACGGTACTAATACTAATACAGCAAAAACAGTAACAATAACTGGTTCTAGTTATGCAGCAAATGACACAGTAACCTTGGCATTTCCATCTTCATTTAGTGTTTTTAAATTAAGCAATAACAACAATACTACAGATGTTGATGATGCAATAGTTATTGTTCATAACAATGTAAATTATAGACTTGAGATTATTAGCATTACAAATGCTTATACGGCAACTGTAAAATTAGATATTGCATTGCCTAGTGCCTTACAAAATACAGCTATCAGCACATATGAAATAGCAGAAAAAACATTAAGAGGTTTAACGCATTTAATAGGTAAAACAGTAAATATATTAAGTGATGGTGCTGTTCATGCCCAACGTACTGTTGATTCTAATGGATCTATAGTTTTAACAAGGGCTGGTAGTTTTGTTCATGTTGGTCTACCTTACACAAGTGATTTGCAAACATTGCCTTTAATGTTGCAGGCAGAAGCAGGTGGTCAAGGTCGTGTTAAAAATTTAAATCATGCATGGCTTCGTGTATTAGAAAGTTCTGGTATATTTGCTGGGCCTTCAGAAAACAAGTTAACGGAAGCAAAAACAAGAACAAATGCACCATATGGTTCACCGCCATCATTAAAAACAGAAGATATAAAAATAATGTTAACTCCTACTTGGGCAGATAATGGTCAGATATTTATAAGGCAAACAGATCCGTTACCACTGACAGTTGTAGGTTTAACATTAGAAATATCTGTAGGTGGATAGTGTGACCGTAATAAAATAAACTGTATGTATAGTATAAAAATAAGAGGGTGTTGCACTAATGGCAAGAGATAGTTTTAGTTGGGAAAATTTTGGCGGTGCATTGTCAATTGGCAGTACTATAACAGGTTTAATAGGCGCAAATGCTGCTGCTGATTTACAACGATATAAATTAGAAAGTGCTGGATTAAATGCAGAACATCAAGAAGACATGGCAAAAATTAATGCCAAAATGTTAGAGATGCAAGCGCAACAAGTAGCAAGAGCATATAACAGACAAATAATGACTAAAACAATGCAAGCTGGTTTATCAACAGGAAAACTTAGAACTTCTTTTGCAGCAAGAGGAATACAGATGGGTACTGGTAGCACGGCAAATGTTTTTGCAAGTGATGCAATTATGAAAGAAATAGATAAGTTAACAATGAATTCAAACAAAGTTAGAGCAGTAAATCAAATGAGGACAAGAGGAGTGCAAGCTGATATAAGAGGAGATATGTTAGGTGTATCTGCAAACAATATGTTTGCCAGTGCATCAGCAGTAAGTCCATTGTTAAACATGACATCTACTTTACTGACAGGTGCTGCTGATTTTGCAGCAAACAGGGGTTACGGATTTTTTGACAAAGAGTAAATTATGGCAACAGTACCTATACAACAAACACCTTCAGTAGAATTAGAAACTGGTCAAGCACCATTATTTTCTGCTACTAATATACAGCCAGTACAAGATACAGGTGTTGCACAAGATATAACACGACTAAGTAATGCACAAAAACAATTTGCAGAGATAGCACTTAAATTACAAGACGAACAAAACGACATTAAATCTAATGAAGCTTATAGAGGATATCAAGAAGAAGCAGATGTAAAAGTAAACAATTATTTAAATTTGCAACGTGGTGATGCAATTGCAACAGTAGGCAAAGATGACGATGGTAATGCTATAACTGCCTACGATCAATTAATAAAAGATTTAGATGAAATAGCTGGTAGGTATCGTGATGGTCTAGATAACAGAGACCAAGTAAATATATTTAACGATAAATTTTCTGCGTCAAAACGTATATCAGTTAATTCTGCTAGTAAACATTCATTAAAGCAAAGCCGTATAAAATTAGACGAAGAATCAAAAGCTAACATTAACCTTGCAAAAAAACGTGCAATTAATAGTTTTGAAAGTTGGAATGATCCAGAAGGTGATTATAGAATTAATTATTTAACAGGTTTAGCAGAAATCAAACGTAATGCAGAATTAAATGGTCGCAACACAGACCCAAATAAAGGTTTATTAAGTTCTAAATATTTAGAAGATGTACAAGCATACAACGATGAAGTAATGAAAGGCGTTGTAGATGAATTATTTAAACTACCCGGTGGACACAAATTAGCAAAACAATTTGTAGAAGCACAAAAACCAGAAGAAATAAAAGATGTAGAAACTGATTTAGAAAAATCAATTGCAGAGAAGCATGAAGAATACAACAAAGAGCAATGTGTTAACGGTGTTTTAAATAATGATAGTAATCAAAACACAGGTAATTTTTTAGATCAAACAAAAAAATTAATGTGTTTAAAAAGCAATCATTATGTTGATGATGGCACAGGTGCATCTGTACATGATGGGCATCACAGTGACAAAGTAAATATTGCAGGTCAAACGCAAGAAAACAATATTGATACGTTAGAAAAAATAAGAAACGAATCAAAATTTTATAAGCTTGATTCTAATACAACATTAATAAATGAACATCAGACAACACATTTATTTGCTGTACAACATTTAGGAGTACAAAAAGCTGACTCTTTATACACTAAAACTAAATCACTGTACCCTATTGACCAAAAAGCCTACAAAGAAAATCCTAAATATGCTAAAGCAATAAACAAAAAAATTATAGAAAATTACAACAAGTTAATTAATGAAGAAGCTAATAAAAAATATAAAGGTGATTATGTAAATGCAATTGCTAACGATTTAGAAATAATAGAAAAGGGCATAAACTACGATGGTGAGTTTACAAGCAAAGTAAATTTTATTACAGGATTACGTCCGTTAGAAATTTTAAAAAAAGAAATAAAAGAAACAATACCAGATCCTAAACAACAAAAATATGCTTTAAAAGATTTAGAAATTAAATATAACAAAATTAGTGGTGAACGTACAAAAATTTATAACGAAAGTTTAAACGCTGCAAAAGAAATAGCATTTGCCGAAGAAGGAGGTTGGAAAAATTTAGAAGCTAACGGTATAAAAATAGATAACTTTAGTGAAAGCGATCAGGAGTTATTAAAGAAAGGACAGCCAAAAGAAACTGATGTCCTTACATATGCTGAGTTAATTAATAATCCAAAAGAAATAAGAGATAATTTACCTGCGTATATGCAAAATATATCTCAATCAGATTATTTAGGGTTAAAAAAGTATGCAGAAGATTTACAAAGTGAAGATAAATATATAGAAGCTAACGGCAATAAAGATTTAATGAAAGATGTTATGTTTAAAAACGGTTTTGAATGGGTATACAAGTCTAAGTTTGGTGGTAATGCAGCAGATTTTGGAGCTATACACACAGAATGGGTTGATAGAATAGATTATGCACAACGAATATCAAACAAAAAATTAACAAGACAACAGAAAGTTGAAATATTAAACAACGTGTTAATGGATAAAGTTAATTTACAAGGTACTTTTGGTTTTGGTAAAGAAAAAAATACACTAACAAGTACTGTCATGCCAGACAGGTTAGATGATTTATTTGTAAAAGTGAAAGTAAAACAAGAAGACGGAAGTACTAAAACTGAACAAATATTTACATCAGAAATTACTAAAGAGGTAAGTATTGCAATAATGGGTAGTTTGTATAGACGTAAATTGCCTATGAATCAACAAAACATAGCAGAGGAGTGGGTTAAGTTTGGCAAACCAAAAACATTAAAAGAAGCAGAAGAATTTATAAACGCAAATTTAAATTATCAATTAGCACCCAAAAATTTAAAATAGTTATGACATCATCTAATGCATTTGACAATTTTTATAACAACAATGAAAGGCTAATACAATATGCTCCTAGTCAAAATTTAGGTGAAAATTACAATGTTTTTGATAGATATTATGAAGCAGAAGCAAAACAAAGAGATAAAGAGCTAAGAATTTTATTAAATTCTGCTGCACAAAATGATCCAGACGGTACAGGAGAAGCACAGCGATTAGCAAAAGAATTAAATTTACCAGACGGTATGGTTATTAATAGTGATGAAACTTTAGATTATTTAAAAGAAAGAGCTAGGCAACAAGACATAGAAGCAAGAAAACTTGCAATGGTAAATCCAGTTTTAGCTAGGCAATTGCGTGATCCTAATTTTGCAGCTATAGCATATGACAATATTCCAAGATTAGCTTCTAATGAAAACATTTTTCAAAATATTGCATCTGTACCAGAAGACGCATGGCAAGGCATACGAAAAGGTGTATTAAGCAGAGAAATGGGTTTTATTGCTCAAAGATTTAAAAATAATAATGTTCAATTTAAAGATTTAGAAACTGGATTTGATCTTAATTATGTGCCAACCGAACAAGATATAAAAGATTACGAAAGACTAAAACAAATAAGTGAAACAATAAATAATTTTGATTCTGATGGTGTTGGACTTATAGAAGGAGCATCATACTTTGTCGGACAATTTGGTTCATCAATACCAGAAGCTGCATTAACAGGTTATGCTACATGGCAAGCAAAAACTTTAGCTGGTGCAGGTATAGGATTTTTAGTACCTGACGGCCCAATAATGTTTGGCGGTGAAGCCGTAGGTGCAACTATTGGTAATTTTGTAGGTTTGTTTACTGGTTGGAATGCATTTCAAAATAAATTAGCGTATGACACTTATATGGTAGAAGGTGGTCATTCATGGTTAGAGTTACGAGAAAAAGGATATGGAATTAACGAAGCAAAAGTAATTGCAAATACTGTAGGTGGTACTAATGCACTTATAGAAAGATATGGTTTAAGTTTAATTGCACCTAAATATAGTGGTGCATTATCAAGTGTTAAAGGAATGTTTACACGTTCTGGACTAGCAAAAACACCATTTGCTAAAGCTTTACAAAAAAGATTGTTTAGACAAACTGCAAAAAGTGCTTTAAGTAAATCTGGATTAAAACTTACATACAATGCAGCAACACGAGAATTTCTTAAAGATTATGTGACAGTTTTAGGTACAGAAACTGGACAAGAATTAGCACAAGAAATGGTTGCAATTGCTGGCGTTAATTTATTTGCTGATTTAAGTGAAAAAGAAATTCAAACAATTAGTGCAGAAGAAATAGGAGACAGAATTTTTTCAACATTAACAGAAACAATGAAAGGCATGATTTTGTTTGGATTGATAGGGCCGGGTATGACATATAGCAATAACTGGAGTAAAGCTTCAAGGGCTAGAAATACTACCTCTGTTTTAGAAAAATTAACACAAATCACAAAAGACGATAAAACAAAAATTAGAAATCCAGATAAATACGGAGATTACACGCAAGCATTAGCAGATCAAGCAGGTATAACTGATTTTTATTTTGATGCAAATACATTTCAACAACAATTAGATAACAATCAAATTACTAATGAACAATTAGAAATGTTTTCGCCAGAATTATATAAAGAACTCCAAAATGCAAAAAAAGAAGGATCAGTAGGCAAACTTGTAAAAATTCCAACAGGTAAATATATGGCTAATATTTCTGGTACAAATTTAGGTAATTCATTATTTCCACATTTAAAAGTTGGTGAAAAAGAATACAGCCAAACAGAAATGGCAGAATTTTTTAAAGATCAACCAGAACTTTTAGCTGCTGCAAGAGAAGCAACAAATCAAGCAAAAACTGAATTACTTGAATTTCAAAGTGAATCTAGATTAGTAAAAAAACAAATTGCAAAACAATTAAGAAATGCTGGATATATAGCTAAAGAAGCAAGAGACATGGCAGCATTGCCACAAGCGTTTGCAGAAGCATTTGCTAGGCGTTTAGGTATTAAACCATTAGAATTTTTAAATCAATATCAATACAATATACAAAGGGATACACCAGATAGAAAATCGTTTAACGCACAGTTTTTTAATCAAGATGGCACGATAAAAACTGAAACAGATTTATTTAAAAATTGGTTTAAAAAATCTAAACTAACTAATTCTGACGGCACACCACAAGTTTTATATCACGGCACAACTGATAGTTTTGATCATTTTGATTTAAATCATCCTAATAGATATGACTCAGGATTTGCAGGTACTGGTGTGTATCTAACGCCTAATGAAGGATTGGCAAAAATATATACGATGAATAAAAGCATAAGAGCTAAAGGCGAGAAAAAAATAATGAAATTATATGCACGATTAGAAAATCCAAAAATTGAAAATATAGATATTAAACCAGACATGATGAGAGGTGGTAGAGCAAAAGCAGATGCGTATCGAGATAAATTAATATCTGAAGGTTTTGATGGAGTAACGCTTGTAAATGATGCTGGAGAAGTTGTAGAAGTAGTTATTTTTGATGTTAATGGTGTTAAATCAATAGATAATAATGGCAATTGGTCTACTGAAATAAACAATATATATGAACAACAAGCATTAGAAACATTTGAACAAAAAGCTACACAAAAACAAGGCAAACCAGTACCACAAGCTTTATATCAAATATCTAATTTAAGAGAGAGTTTTGATTTTGCAAAAGGTAAAACTTACAATACTAATCGTGATTTTAAGTTAGCATTACAAGAACGTGTAATTAAAGAAGCTAAAAAAGCTAAAGTTGACGTTAAAGAATTTACGGCAGAAGTAGAAAAATATCTTGTGCAAACTGTTTTAGAAGATGCAAAATTTGCACTAGAAGAAAACGCAAATGCGGTTGGTTGGTATAACGAAAAAGTTACAAAAGCTAAAGCATTACTATCTCTTATACATCCAGAACTAGCAACAAATCCTCAAGCAAACTTTGCTTTTACTTGGGCATTAGCTAACACATCTAACGGTATTAAAGTAGATAAGAATTTTGAACTTGCAGAACAAGCATATAGTTACTGGGTAGAAAACGGTGAATTTCCTATAAATATAGGTATAGGTGACGCAAGCGATGCAATAAACCGTAATTTTAAACTGTATAACCGATTAATTAAAGAAAAAGGATTTGAAGAATTTGAACAATTCATGAAGACAACGCACACGGTTAAAGAAGTTGAAGCATATACAAATGACGAAGTATCTGGAGAAACTCAAGGAGAAATTGTATATGGTGCTGCGGTAATGGGGCCAAAAATTGGTAATGGATTTTTTGCAAATCTATACGGAAACTATGAACAATTAACTATGGATAGATGGTTAATGCGTACATGGGGAAGAATGAGAGGTGAATTAGTTATTGATTATTCAAAACAAGCAAAAGTAAAACGTGGTCAGCTTAAAGAATTAATTAAAGCATTGTCTTTACAAGAAAAAAAATTATTGTCAGAAATTATTGGAGTAAAAGTAAAATTATCTAATTTAGAC